ATTCTGATGCAGAGATAGCAGCAGCGGCAGGAAGTACAGATTTTCTAGCAGCTTGAACAAACTTTAATCCGCTAGTAAACGGAATAGGTGCATACGTTACAGGGTCAGCAAACTGAGATAAGAAACGAGTAACACCTGCGCCACCTGCTTCTAGTTCACGCTTACCAGAGTTATTAATGTCTACACGCTTGCGTATATACATAGACTCTTGAGGTGATCGTGACTCTAAAGTGTATTGCTCATATCCACGATTATCTTCATCAAGCAATGGATAGTAGCTAGGATCAGGTTTAAATGCGCCCATTTCATCAATTGTTTCTTGATAGGCACGTCCGGCAATAATTGACTCACCCAACCACGTATCGTGCATAAACGAACGATACAGATTATCTATAGCTGTATATTCGCTAGTAGCCGGTTGTACCTGATCAGGCTGATCAGCTAGTGTATAACCTCGTGGTGCTGAGATAGGGTCTAACATTACTCTACGCTTCCTTCACCTGACATACGATATTCTTCATATTCTTCATCAGACATAATGGCAATTTTACGCATCAAATCTGTGAGATTTTCACCAGTGTAGTTTTTGTATTGCTCAGTATTAAATGTTGATTCACCAGTGCGATATTCAAATCTACGTAATCTAATCTTAATGCGCTGCAAGGCACGAATATCGGCGTTGTATTCTTCAATGCGTTTATTAGATTCAAGAACAACATCTTCGCTTTCGCTAGTACCGTACTCGTCAGCAAAAGCAATTCTTAATTCATCTTCTTTAATTTTAGATTCAATAGATGCAATCTGTTGATCAACTGTAGTAAGGGCAGACTTACGATCTGTTTCAATCTGTACGTCATTACGCAAATCAACTTCTAAAATTCTACCACGAGAATCTGTAACCGAAGTGTAAATAGGAATCTCAGGATCACGAGGGTCGTAAGATTTAACAACAGCTCGGAATACTGGTTTGCCTTCAGAATCTTTGCGGTGGTACATAAACTTCATCTGATATTTATCTACACCAAATTCTTGGCTTTCATTTGGCAAATGTACGTCATCCATATTGACCATTGTTTCGCCAACCATAAATGTGCCACCAGAGTTAGCAACAATGTTTGCTCGCAAACGATTATTAAAAAAGTCGTAATCTTTACCCGTAGGACTATCAATCACTAGTTCTGGGTAGGCTGCGTCAATTGGATGTTTAACCCAACGATCTTTAACTCCGTAATCAGAAATACCCCAACGAGCTTTTCCGGTTTCAGTAAATTTATCCCAAACTTTGTCAAAAGTTGCGTTAACGTCGCGCTTGCCATTAAGTTGCGACTCAACAGCAAACAAAATTTCATCACGCATTTCAAGTGGAATACTTGGATCGTCACCAAAAATACTAGTTAGGTTGTCATTGATTAAATCTTTAACTGTATTGCGCTCTATTTTTTCTAATGACTCAATTGGTTTGCCTTGTAGCAAACGATTCATGTCATCAAAAATTTCTTGATTGTTAGGAAACGCACCGGCAATAGTGTATTGGCTTTCAAGATAATTAAACGCATTAGCAAAATTTTCACCTAATGCTTTATCTAAATCGCCTTGTTTAATAGCAGTAGTGTTTTTAAGCGAATTAAAAATACGCCAAGAAGCCATGATTTTGTCTGGCTCATTTGAGTTAATAAAACCACGCATTTGATCAACCAGACCAGAAGGCAACGTACCTGTATTAGCAAATGGCTTAGCCATGTTTGAAGCCGTTACCCAATCGTATGTGCCATCTTCAGCTTGATTAATATAACTAAATTCAGCAGGACTATTAACGCCACCAGATGCGGTAGCTTGTTTCCTAATCATTGAATCAATAGTTTCTGAATCACTTTTGTTGTGAGGAACATATTGGTCGCCAGAAGCAACACGCTGAACAATAGGCTCCATTTTCTTTTGCGCTGCTTTATGCGCAGATGCTAATTGATTTAATGTTTCAAGCTGAGTTTTAAGGGCAGATAGTTTTGCATTAGGTGCTAAATTTGGATTACTAATAATTGCCTGAGCATCAGCCATACCAACACGAGCATTATTAGCTTGATTTAGTAAGCCTTCTGGCAATGATCCAAGAAGTGATTTTTGAATCTCATGCACCATTGGCACCAATGTGTCGCCAATTATTTCTTCTTTAGCGGTGCTACGCATTTTTCCTAATGCTGCAACTTGAGCATTAGCAAGCTTAAGAGCTAAATCTGATTGTTCTTCGCTAGGCATATTGCCAATGCGCTCACGAATAGATTCAAACTCACGCATCTTGTCTGCAATACCTTGTGCATTACCAGACACACGATCACTTAAAATTGCAGATAAATTAAGATTAATTTGACTAGTTAAAATATCTGTACGCAACTTTGACTGCTGTACAGACACCGCTTTTTGATCACGAATAATTCCTTTAAGGCTAGTAGCAATTGCATTGCGAGATTCTTCATTTGGCAATGCTTCTACAAAAGAAACTTCACGTAATCCAACTTGATTAGTAACAGGGTCATAGCCCATGACTTTAACTTTGCCAGTACCTTGAGTTAAAGTACGCAAATAGTCATCAACTTTAAGCATATCTGCTTCTGAATACTGACCATCAGCAGACAAATTGTTAATCATGTTAATAACTTGGCCATGCACTACACGCACGTTTTGATCATTAATGCGCTTAGCAACTTGATCAGGAGTCATAGCTTGCAAATTAGGCAAATTAAGCTCATGCAAAGCCGCAGCCATAAAGTAATCTTGAGTACCTTGATCATCAATACCATGACTAATAATGGCTTGTTCAAGGTTGTTACGCATAATGTTAGAAACATCTGCATGAGAGTCTAGTGCAGATTTACGCGAGTTATTACGCGCAGTTTCCATCAAGTTAAAGTAATTCTTAGATTGAGTAGCCGCTATTTGATTTGATACCGCAGCTCGTGATCGAGGGTGTACGGTTTCTATAGTGTTCTTGATGTATTCATCAGACCATTTTTTAAATGTCGTGTAGTCACCAAGATTCTTAACTTCTTCGTATTTTGTTTTTAATGCTGCTTCCATCTGCAAAAATGCAGTATTAGTGTTAGCATTCATAGCATCACGATTCCAAGCCTCGTGATATGAGTTAGTTAATAAACCACCTAACTGACCTTCCTGTAAAACAACTTGACCTTTAATAGCTTCGCCAATGCGTTTCTTTGGCTGACCTGTAGCATCAAGATCAACATCTTCCATGTTGTTAGCAACAGACGCAGTAAACGCATATTCAGGATCAAATCGCTTAGCTGCAAATTCTTCCTGACCTTGTTGAATGCGGCGACGTTTAAGATCGTCCGACATAATGTCAGTAAATGCTTCAGCAGCTCGTGATGTTTCACCCCAAGATTGCCCTGCTGCTCGCAGTCCTGTCATGCGTACAACGCCAACACCGCCTAATTCTGCTCGTTTTTTTTGACGTATCAACTTAGCCATTACGATTCCTTATACGTTTGCCTTTGCATAACCAGACAATAATGATGTTGCTGCTTTACCGTAAGCTGATCTCATTGATGATTTAGCTTCAAGTCTACTATTCCATGCAGCCAAATCATATTTACGAGAAGCTGCTGCACCCATTAATCGAATAGCGCCTAAATCTTTTCTAGCCATTTCTTCATTAACATCACGTAACGCCAAGAAAGATGCTGACTCACTAGGATCAGTGCCGGTTTTTGCTGCCCATAAAGCCTTGTTAGATGCTTCAGCAATAATCATTTCTTGATTACGATCATTTGCATCTTCGATTGCTTTTAACTTAGCTAATCGTTTTTCTTGCTCATACTGATCAGCTTCTTGTTGAGCGGCTGCTTTAGCATACTTGCCTTGCTGTATAGCTGAGTATGCAGATACAGCAGAACCGGCAACAATTGCAGCTTTAACTAAAGGAGTCATTAGTAAGATACCTCAAGCAACAAACCTAATAGCGTAAAGTCTAAAGGCGATGTGGATTTTATTTCGACTTGTCCTAGTTTATCCCAACCCAATAAGTAGAAACGCTCTCTACCTGTTTTAGGTGTTGCGGGTAAAGAAAAGTCATCTGTTGCATCACGCAAAATTAAATTTTTACCTTGTACTGTTGCAGCTAATGTTGAGTTTAGTAAAACATCTACGCAACTTATTTTCTTAGGAATGCCTAAAATTTGACCATCTGCTGCGCCATAATCAATTGGCATAGTTTTAATAACAGAATCAAAGTTATAACCAACAGTTACTCTGTTAGCTAAATAATCATTTGGCAAATTAATTGTTCCACTTGTTACTACATCATCACCAAGATAGAAAGCATTTTGCACATAGTCATCGTCACTTGAATGACCATAATCAGCAACTATGCTTACTGTTTCATCCTCTAAAATATTTGGATTAAAGAAAAAAGAATTTGTAGCGGTTGTATATTCTCTTGTATGAGAACAATCTAAAGTGACGTTTTCATCAAACACTTCTAAAGATTTACTTGAGTCACTATTGGGTCGATCTACTGCTGCATATAGTTTTCCATTTAAAGTACAGATACTAAGTATCTTTCCATTTGTTTCCCATTTAGACCAAGCACTAATTTGTTCATTACGAGCTGCATGATATACAGCTAAAGTGCCGTCAGCGTTTAAGAAAAAAGCATACTGCTCTGGCCTATTATCTAAACCATATATGACAGCAGAATCCACAATCCCACCAGAATCCAAGAGATTGCTAGCGATAAGTGATATTGCGTTAGGCGTGTAACCACCTTCAATTTCTTCCCATTTAAATTCACGAACAACCTTACCTGTGTTTTGTACAAACAATGTTGCGCGGTCAAACGCTAATGGCATTACATCAGCACAACCGTATGATGATTGTCTGCGTACATTAAATGTTGTAGGAGTAAGTGGACTGTCTTGAGTTTCCGGACAGTAGAATTCCGCTTGATCTGTAAACACTTGCAAGTGTCCGGCAGATACTAAATGCTTAATTGTGTTTACTTGGTTAGAAGTAATTGGAGCCTGTATAGATTCATCATCTAATGCAGTACCCGTATCAAAATTAAAGAATGCAGATATTTTAGAGCTAAACAAATGCGATGGTAAATCACGCGACCCACCAAACCAAAGTCGCTGACCATGAAACACTACGCTACGAGGATAACCTCGGGCTGCACTAAAAGCTTCTTCTTTCCAATCACGTGTCGCTAATGGTGTTGCTACATCAACAACAGCAGATGCTTTTTGCGCTGCACCAGATAAACCACCAACAGTCGCTTCGCCAGTTGATTGATGAATAAACTTTACTTTTTTTAAATTTGCAACACGTATAGTTGTTGCATTAGGTAAATCAACAATTTCGCCTTGTGCTTCTGTATCAGTTTGCGTAACAACTTCGCCAATAATATATTCGCTTGAATCAGTAACCGTTATATCCTGATCCATAAACAAATCTTCTTCTACGTCTGCGGTAACAACCGTAGCTGACGTATAGCTAGTAATAGAACACTGTTGACCGTGAATAGAAACACGAGAGCCGACATGATCAGATGTCCAGTGATCAGCAGAAGTAGTTAGCGTAATACCTGTGCCAGTACGTGCTGAAGGAGTAATAGTTACTGTGCTTGCTTGAAATGCGTAAAACGGTGAGTAGCGTTTACCACCTGCCAAATCTTCATCAAATGCAAAATCAGAACGAGTAAATGTTGTAGCACCAGTACGAGTAATAACTTGTGGCGGCATATCTTCATGCGTCAAAATTAATACATCGTTACGTTGGGTATACGTTAAAAACTGATGTGAGTCTGCAGTCCATGGAAACCCAATCATATTAGCTACTTCATTTCCTGTATCTGGGTCATAAATTATTACTCCACCAGATGAGCTATTATTGTCGTATCGAGTAGATATTATGTATTGCTGTTCATCATTAAAAACAAAAGGAATCAACCTAGATGCAGCTTTGTGATCAGTAGCATAACCTAGACGTTTCATGCCCATGCGACGCTTAACGCCACCTTGAACAAGATTCATTACATTGGTAAGAGTTTCCGCGCCATTAACGTAGGACTTTGTATCGCTACGTGCCGCCATTAATGGGTCTAGTTGACCAGACGCAAAGTTAGTCTGGAGCGTTCTGACCTTTCTCATGGCTTACATTCTCGCGTTAACTAAACGATTTAGGTTTACCTTTCTGGTTGTTTGAGATGATGCATCAATCTGTTTTGCTTTACGAATTTGTAACTCAGCCTTTTCATCAAAAAGCTGTGCCATATCCGCTTGCATAGATACGCCGCTAGCTAATGCAGCAGCTAATCGATACTCAATCCCAAGCCGGAAAAATGCAGGCCAATCAGTTTCAAGAACTCGATATGTTCCATCTAAAACAACAGTCTCATTTACCCCTGCATCGCAGTAAATGTTGTCATCATATCGGTCAAATTGAATTGGACTATCACTTACAGTCACAGCCCTTACCATCAAAATATCAGATGGTATTTGATAAGCAGCGTCCCAACGTGAAGCAGGTTCGCTTACTAAACGGTTTAACGTGCGTTGTGCCATCGCAAAACGCCACGGATAACCCGCTAATTCAGACTCAACAATTTCATCATAGATAGCATTAAGAACAATAGCTTCTGAGCTATCGTCAGTAAAAGCAGTAATTGGCTGCATACCGATTAATGCACAAGCTTTTTGTGCAACGGCTATCTTTGTTGTCGCGCCCATAATAATTCCTAAAGAATGGGGGCCGAAGCCCCCAGACTATTAGCTACCGTTAACTACTGTAACAGTGGTAGCACCAGTGGTGCTAGACACTACACAGATGTCGATGGTAGGAGTTGATGAGTCAATCACAATGATTGCATCACCTTTCTTTAATTCAGCGTATGCGCTGTTGAAGTAACCAGATGCAGCTACAGTAGCAATTGCATCGGATGACTTGTAGATGTACATAGACTCGTCGCCTACGTTCATACGCTTCATGTTGTCAGCTGAATATGCCATGAGTTACCCCCTTAAGATTCAGTGTGCTTGAGGATGTAACAACCATTGTCGTCAATCAAGACTGCGCCTTGCGACATAGAAGCTACCATCAAGTGAGCTTGCTCTTTACCCTGCCAAGTAACGTCCATAGATACTTCAGCACCAGACGCAGCACCTACTGCTGAACGGTGATAAGCCAAAGAGTTACGAACAGCACCAGTAGCAGACAAGCCAGAGTGAGTCATGACGAAGAACGACATGAAACGCTTAGCAGAGAAGCCCGCGCCTTTCCAAGGCAACTCAGCTTCAGGCACGTAGTCACGGCTTGAGAACTCAGTAATACCCATCAAGTCAGTCCAACCCTGAGGTGAAACCAACAAGTAACGCTGACCGTCATCAGCAACGTCATTGTTACCAAACGCTTCGTAGATTTCTTCAAGTTTAGCTTGAGTAAGAGCGCCAGTACCAGTGGTTGCGTTACCAGAACCGTCAACTGCATCAATGATGAGCTGATCAGACTGACGACCCAATGCGTTAGACAAAGAAGTAGATACAGCGCCACGCTCGTCGTGCTGAATCTTCAACTCGTCAAGCTTGTCGATGTACTCACCTAAGTAGTAATCAGTGAGTGAACACTCTACTTTGGTGTGCTCAAGATTCGCCAATGGAACTTGTGCATTACGTGACTTAGTACCTGCAGTGCCAGTACCAATTTTTTGGAAGGTGGTAGATTCACCTGTAATGTTTGTCTTGCGACGAACAGTGTTGAGAAGCTTTGCACCGTTACGCTGATAAGCTAGATGTACTTCGCTCTCAAACTGTTTAACAAAGGCTGTATCGATTGTGTTAGCCATAACAGTTCTCCAATAGAGTTTAATTAAATATCAGCTTGTCCTTTGTCGAGTCAGCCTAGTTACCCATGGGGCTAGGCATCAGCGCATCGGGGCTATGGGAAGCATATACAAGGGTTGCTAAGTTAGCAAGTACTCACTTACCCATAATGCTTTTGCCACGCTTTTGTTACCTCGGCGCGGTAAGCATCATCGATCTCGCCCTGCTTCCAGTAGCGAGGGTCATCCATCATCTGACGGAGCTTGTCCTCATTCACATTGCCAGTCATCGGCTCGCCTTCAAAGCTTGATAGGCTAGGCTCAGACTGCTCAATGCCAATAATTTTTTCCAAAACTTGAATAGCGTCAGCGGTTACAGCAAAATCTGCAATTGCGTTGTATTCATTCTCATCAAGATTCTTATTTAGCCACATATCCACACGATCAATGCGGTCTTGAGCGTTGTCGCCCAGTGCTTTTAGCTCACCTTCTCGGTCAGGCAAACTGCCAAAATGCAGATCAAAGTACTTGTTAATACCATCTTGGAACTGCTCTTGGCTCATACCTTGTTGGTGTGCGGTTTCACGCCACCAATTTAGCATTGGGTCATCTGATTGCATCTGAACATCCCAACCCTCGGGCATATTGGGAATCTCAGGTGCAGTAAATTCATAGCCTTCGGGCGATTCCGGTACGCCTTCTTTGCGCTCAGACATTAATTCGGCTTGCAATTCTTCTTTCAAGCTAGACGCACGTTGGCTAAATTTTTTTTCTAGCTCGCTGTACGACTTTGCCATGCCCTCAATGTTTGGTGCGCCTTCTTCGGCATTCCAAAACTTTTCAGGCAAATAATCAGGGCGAGATGCTACCTCTACCGCAGCTTCTTCAGTGACCTGTCCCTCAGTTGGAGCAGATTCAGTTGTCATTTCAGTCATGGCTGATCTCCTTTTTGTGCTTGCTTAATACGTTGCTCAATAATGCCCACGATATATCGTTGACCTTCAATATGAGCTAAAGAATTAGGGTCAAAACTTGGCCCCATAACACGCTCAATACTAATTGAACGCAGATACTTTAAGGCAAACTCTCCCGACTTTCCTTTAAAAGCTAGAGCAATTGCCTCATTAATCTGTTTTTCTGCATCTTCTGACCTTGCAATGCCATCGATGTTTTTCAAGGTAACATTCCTTCAGGTAGTGGTTGTGCCGGTTGACCCTGCTGTTGCATCATCATTTGCTGCATTTGCTGAGCTTGCGCTTGTTTAGCTGCAAGTTGACGTGCAGTTTCATCTATTAAGATTTTGTTTGGCACTTCATACCATTGCGCCAATTGCTTAACCGCTTCACCTGCGTCAACAAATTGAGATGCAGCCTCAGGCCCCATAGTCTGAGTAACAAGGCCAATAAAGTTGGTAAGCTGCATGATGTCTTGATTGCGCTGCGCACGAGCAAGCGGCGACTTTGCAACAATCTTAACTTCGCGTCCATCAATCTTAGGTATTTCAATTTTGCCCTGCTTCTTCAAGATAGATATGACGCGGCGAATTACTGGATTGACGAACTCAGCTTGGAGTCTGCCGTAAGCCGATCCAATAATTTCCGCAAGATTTCCCTGACGTGCAGCGACTTCTGTTGCTGACATCGGTGTAGTATCTGTCCTACCTAAGTCCACGTTGTACAACGCTCGCTTAATATTTTCCTGCATATTCTGAATGATTAACTGAGATACATCGAACTTTGCAGGAGAGGTAATAGCTTCCAAGCCCCGTGAATTCGGGCTTCTTGGGACAATGGTTCCGGGAATTAGCTCAATTGTATCAACATTAATTACGCCATCATCTTCAGCTTGCCAGATACCACCAATAGCCATCTGTGCATTCTCTAGCACAAGCTGCATTGTTAGATTACAGACCTTGATTGCCGGTAGCGCATTCATTAATGGGCCACGACCATAGGTTTCACCCGCCGCTTTTGACCAACGGAAGTTAACCCATGGGCGAGAGCCTTCACCTTTAAACTGACCAGACACAATTTCGGTCTGTGATTCCAAATCAATGACGCAATACTTATAAATTTCTTTGGTTTTATCTGACCAATCACGGTAAACCGCATCAATAAGTGAGCAGTTACTATCAGGTTTTTGACTGATTTTATTAGTAAGCTGTGAACCAAGCTTGGCTTTAGGCCATACAACCTTAAGGTCTTTTGCTTTAACTACACGCTCACGGTAAACACCATCGATCTGATCAAATGGGCCACTATCTAATATAACTTGAGTCTGTGGAACCGATAAAAATTTAACCGGATTAACTTCGTCACCTTCTTCGATCAGCATATTGGCAGTACCAACTGCTAGGTCTAAGAAACATTCATGCACTTCTTGGGAAAAGTTAGAGTGCTGAATGATCTCGGCAACGTATTCGGTTATCTCATCTAGCTCACCTTGAATTTGCGAGCGAGTTTCACGTGGAACATCGCTGCCCGCTTCTAATCGAAACCAGTTTGAGTAGTTTGGGACGATACCTGCTTGCAATCGAGAGGCAAATTCTTGCACTCCAACTACTGCTGTTTCGTCAAATATCTTATCCATGCGCGATTGACCTGCGGCTTCTTGAAAGAAACCTTCACGCAATGGCAAGCTATAGTCATAACACTCCTGCCATACATCTAGCCAGTTATTACGTGCCGCTTTTGCTTTGTTATAG